TATTATTACCGCTCAATTTGTAAAAGATAGATTGATTGTATTTTTTTCAGCATCTACTTTTGAATTAGTGTATACCAATAATGATGCAGAACCATTTATATGGCAAAAGATTAATAATGAACTTGGTGCAGTGTCAACATTCTCTGAAATTCCATTTGATAAAGTTACGATTGGTATTGATGATAATGGTATTCATGCTTGTAATGGATCAAATGTTGATCGAATAGATAGTAAGATACCACAATATCCATTTAGTATTAGTAATGAAAATCATGGACAAGATAGAGTTGCTGGTATTCGTGATTTTTATAATGAAATGGCTTATTGGTCGATCGTGACGAATGATCGAAGTGATGCATTCCATTATCCTAATCAAGTTTTAGTTTATAATTATGTCAATGAATCTTGGGCAACTATAGACGATTCATTCACCACTTTTGGATACTTCTTTCTTCCTCCACAAAGTATTGGTGTTACATGGGGTGAAACATCAACTGCTTGGGGTGATAATGGAAACTTGTGGAATGCTAATTCAAGCTCTACAAATAATACCACTATTAAAAGTGTGATTGCGGGAAATCAAGAAGGTTTCATGCAAGTATTACAACCAGAAATATTTAACAATGCCCCATCATTACAAATTACAAACTTTACTGTAACATCCCCTGGTCAAGCAACGATATCGTGCATTAATCATAATTTAAAGATGGATCAGTTTATTTTATTTGAAAATATGACTGGATTAACATTCACTGATTCACTTGGTAATGTTATGTCTAAACTTATGGCTCGTATTAGTTCTGATACTATTAATGCTGGGACTACCAATTCATTTACGATTGTATCGTTAGATAATGATTCTCAGCCCATAATTATTACGGGAACTTATCTTGGTGGTGGAACTGGAGCTTTAGTAACTAATATTAATGTTCTTACTAAGCAATATAATTTCTACACAGAAAAAGATCGTAATATGTATCTTGCTCGAATTGATTTCCTTGTTGATAAAACATCAAATGGTGCTGTAACGGTCGATTATTTGACATCATCATCTCAAATTTCGTTAGTAACTGATGGATTGGGAACATTAGGATCTCCAGGACCACTCCCAGGAAATAGCACCTTAGAAACAAGTCCCTATGCTTTATCTAATTTTGAACAATTCCAAACAAGATTATGGCATCCAATTTATACGTATGCTGAAGGTGAATGTGTTCAGTTACAATTATTTATGTCACCAAATCAAATGTATAGTTATACGATTAATGATAATCATATGGTGCAATATGTAGCATTAAATGATTTTGAGTTACATGCGATGGTATTTTATGTAACACCAACAAGTTATAGAATGCAATAAAAAAGCCCCGGATAGAGGTAAGTCAAACCGGGACTAAAAAAGGAGAGAATCTATATGAAGAACGTTTTTTTGAAACATCTTGAACAAGATTGCTATGTAACTTTACTAAAATTTGATAATGAAGCGCAAGTTTAAATTTTAAAAGGAATCTTATGGCGATTAATCCACAAAAAAATATTGGATTATTTGTTCCTACAACTAATATATATGAAATAGAGCAAATACAAGAAGAAGGATTAAGTAAAGAACTTCTAAAAAATATTTTTGTGCATTTATATCAAGATATGTGTAACATTGCTCTCGCGTTAAATTTAAAGGATTCAGCATATTACCCTTTGAATGAATTTATTAATGGTCAGATTTATTTTCCAAATAATAATCAAATAAATAAAAGTAATTTTGGAAGACCCGTTTACAGAACTGTTATAAATTTTGGATCACTTCCTAATACAGCCACAACATCTGTTCCTCATAATATAAATATGATTGGTAGTTTTAGCTTTACCCGAATATATGGTTGTTCTACGAATACAATCACAAATACTTTCATACCATTACCCTATGCTTCTGCATCTTCAGTTGCTAATAATATAGAATTAAAAGTAGACTCAACTAATGTATATATAACTACAGGTGCAAATCAATCAGCATATACCATCACCTATGTTATACTTGAGTATCTAAAAGAATAATTTATAGGAGAATGATATGGCAATATCAGCTAGAAAACAATTAAAAACGGCTAAGAAACAAGAAAAACAAGCTGGCAAACAACAAGAATTACAAAATATTAAAGCCAGAATCTCGGCACAGAAAACAGGAACTCCCGTTCCTTATGGAGCTCAAAAGAAAGCTGGATTTTTTAATTCAACTGAAGCAGAACCAACTTCAATTAGTACACTTACACCACAACAACAACAATTGATAGATCAATTATCTCCATTAATTTCAGGTGGGTTACAAAATATTAATCTTCCAGGAAATCCAACTAATTTTGAAAATAGAGAAGGACAACTGCGTAAAAACTTCTCAGAATATACAATACCTTCTATAGCAGAACGATTTGCAGGTTTGGGTAATAATGGAAATTCAAGTCATTTTCAAAGATCATTGGCAAATGCAAGTTCAGGATTTGAAGGACAATTAGCGGCATTAAGAGAACAAGCTGATCAGAGTCAACAAGGATTGCAATCAAGCAATCTTATGAATCTTTTGGGTGCTGGTCTTAATCCCCAGTTTGATTATGGTATAACTCCTGGACAAAATTCTGGTGTAAGGAATATATGGAATGCAGCAAAAGGACCTGCATTAAATGCCGGATTAGGTGCTCTTAGTGGATCAGTTGGTGGACCAATTGGAACAGCACTCGGTGCTGCAGGCGGATTAGCTAAAGGATTAGGACAACAACAATCACAGGCTAATGGTAGTGGAGTAGGATCAAATTCATTTGGATTCCAAGGTCAACAACGTCCTGCATGGCAACCACAACAGAATCAAATGTCTACACAAGGTCTTGCATCATCAGGTTATCCTCAATTAAATGATGTATTTAACCAAGGTCAATTTAAATTTTAAGACATTCATGTCAAAGGAACTATTATGGCATTTTTAGGACAATTACCTGGTAAAAGTACATTAGGCAATCGTATAGGATCTGATTTAGCTGAAGGACTTCAAGGACTTGCTCAACATAAATTACAACAAAAACATTCTCAAGAATTAGAAAAAATTGGATTTCCAAAACAATTAGCTTCTATTTTCCATACTTTAGATCCCAAAGTACAAGAAGGTATTTGGAAGCAAGTTAATCTTTCTAATATTGGTCAGTTGCAACAACAAGGTCAGCAACAAATGCAGCAAGCTCAACCACAACAAATGCAATCGACATTTACACCAGAACAAACTGAGTTTATTAAAACTCTTTCTCCCTTAGATCGACAAAAAGCTGCTCAACAATTCCAGATGCAAAATCAACAGCAACAACAAGCTCCTATTTCATCGCAACCTTCTCAGCAGTTTGGTCAAGCTGCAGCTCAACAACAAATAGCTGAACAATTAGGCCAAAATCAACAAGCGCCTAAGTCTATATTTGAAGGTGGTCATAATGGAGATAAATTAGGTGAGCAAAAATCTTTAGCCGATTATAAAGCTAAGATTGCTCAAGATACAGAAGAAAGAAAAATAGAACATGCAGATATTAAAGAATCTAAAAAGTATCTGCATGAAAAAAATAAAAAAGCAAAAGGTATTAAAGAAAATAATCTACGTTTAGATCGTATGAGAAAACTTGTTCATAAAGGAGAGTTAACACCTCCTGAAGCAGCAGCAGCTCTAGATACTTTAGCGCATGGTATTTGGGGTGTAGGAATTAATTTAAAAGGTATGCAGAATGAAGATTCTCAAGAATTTGAGAAGTTATCTAATGATATGCTGAAAGGTATTCAAGATATTTTTGGATCTCGTATTCTTAAGACAGAAGTCGATAACTTTATGAAAACTATCCCTACATTATTACAAAGTGATTCTGGAAAAATAGCGGTCATTGATAACTTAAAAATGTTGAGTGAAGCTAATTTACAAGAAGATAAACTTGCTAAACAAATTGTAAGAGATAATGGTGGAAAAGTTCCAGCAAATCTAGAACAAATCGTAGAAGAGCAACTCGGTGATTATCTCGATGAATTACATGAAAGATTCGTTAATCAGACTCACGAAGTTCCTGTAAAAACTGCAGCAAATACGTTAATGCAAGGTTTTGCTAAACGAGCATTTAAGGCTGGATTGACTGGATCATTAATCTGAAAAATAGAGGGGCTCACAAGGGCCCCTCTATTATTTATAAACGTTACCCAAGAAGAGGTTTTATATCAAATCCTGATTCTTCTTGGACTACGGTTTCAATAACATGTTCAGCTTCTTCTTCAATTGGATTATCGCCAAAATAGAATTTAATACCAAGTCCAACACAAATTGCTAGAACTACGAATCCATATTTCATCATACTTGTTATAACCACTATATTCCTTTAGTTCTTATAGTTCTTATCATCTTCATGATGACTATGTATATTAATCTTTATATCTATTTCGGTATCAGTATCACTATCTCTTTTTTTCATCTTTTCCATGACTATACCTTTGACATGCTCCATGACTTCTTCATCAAGGGTATGCTCTATTTTATAGTTGGGAACAGGTGTATTAGGTCTTGCAGGTGGTATAGGTCTATCGTCTGCTGCGGGATCATACACATGTTGATGATATCTACAAGCACCATATCCACAACTACCCGCCGCTGTTATAGATGCTACAACGATCGCTATTATATTGATCATTACTGCCTCCCAAATAGAAATATAGAAGATACTATAATCAATATACTATTATTTTAAGACTAACGCATCTTGACTACATAGGACATGATTGTGTCGTAATCGATCCTACAACAATTGTTCCCGTTGTATCAACTAATAAATAATAATTATTTGGAACTATAGCACAAAATGAAACTGTCTCTGCCACAGAAAATGATGCTACAACAGTATCAGTTGTAGGAGTAGTTGTTGATCCTACACCCATCACAATTGTTGCTGCCGTCGCTGCAGTAACTGCTACTGAAATATTAACTAATAAGTTATAACCAGTCGTATTTTGAACTGCACTTCCAGCTGTTAATGAAGTGACAAATGCCGTTGTTGCCGTATGAGAATCTGTTGGAGTAGTAACAATACTGCTAGAAAAAATTGTAGCTGTTGTTGAATTTATTCTTACTGCACTAGCAGTCGCAGTAATAGTAACTCCAGCAGAACCGCCTCTAATCGCTGTAGCAGAGGTACTAGTAGTTGAACCAATAGTGACACTTTGATTTGCTCCACCGGTTGAAATATTTGTAGTATGAACTGTTCCAAATTGGCCTATAGTAATAGTTCCTGTACCAGAACTTAAACCAAGAGTTCCTCCACCTGTATTAATTAAAAATGCACTACCATTAGTACTAATGGTAGATCCAGTCCCTGCACTTCCTCCCGCATTAATATTAACAGATGTAGCACCTGTTGCATTACCAATTGTAATTGGAATTTCATTCGCAGTAGTTCCAATATTAATAGCACCAGAATTTCCAGTACCAGCATTAATAGCAACGATACTCGCACCAGTATTATTACCGATATTTATAGTCTTAGCAACGGCATCTGTACCTAAACTAATAGTTCCCGTGCCAGTTGCTACTGTAAATATTCCATTAGTTGTGGTAACTGTAGTACCAGCGGTGCCAGTATTAATATTAACTGCAGTGGCACCAGTGATATTTCCTATAGTAGTAATATTAGCAACAGCTTGAGTACCTATATTAATTGCACCACTATTAAATACTTGTATCGTAATTCCGCCAGAACCGGCATAAATACTAGTCGGTCCAGCTCCTGATGCATTAGTATTACCTATTTGTATAGTAGCACCACCAGTAGTTTGAGTTGTTGCTATATTAATTGCAGTCGTAGCCGAAGTACCTCCGTTACCTATATTAATAGTATCAGATATAGCAGCCGCAGTATTACCAATAGTTAATGTTTTAGCAGTTCCATCTTTACCTATATTAATTGCACCGGTGCCAGTGTTAATTTGAAATGTACCATTGGTAGTTGTAATATTAGAACCAGCAGTACCGGTATTAATGTTGACAGCTGTAGCTCCAGTGACATTACCAATAGTAATTGTATTAGCAGATGCTTTTGTTCCAATTTTAAGAGCACCTGTGCCTGATTGAATATCTAATTCTAGATTATTTGTACAAATACTATTCGTTAAAGTTGCCATAATTAATTCCTTTCTAAGCGACGCTTAATGTGCCAGTAGATTGATAAAGTACCCAGTCTGTATTGGTAACATTACATATCAATGTAACGGAATCATATCGACCTGTTGAAGATATATTTCCGGTAGTAGTAGTTGAATCTACTGCATTGGTATGAATAGTTTGCCCTGAGTTTTCTACAATAGTCCATAATCCAGTTCCTGAGCCTTGAACAGCTACTATCTGACCAACTGTTGCAGTCGATGGAAGTGTAAATGTAACTAAAGTTGCACCATCATTAGAAACATATCCATTGCCAACTGCCATAGCTTGAGTAGCACCGGTTGTATTATTCCAAGTAAATCCACCACCGCCAGCAGCAGCCCAACTTGGCGTACCACTTGTTGTAGCAGTTAATACCTGTCCGGTAGTTCCATTAGCAAGCCAACTTGGTACTCCAGAAGAAGAACTAATCAATACACCAAAATTTCCTGAAGTAACTTCACCTACAACACTTGTTGCACTACTATATAATAATTGACTTGCTGTAGTTGTAGCGGGCCATGTTGTAGTTGACCATGCTGGAGTAGTGCTTGAACCTGATTGTAACATCTGTCGAGCAGTAGCTGTTCCAGAAAGAATTGCTCCCGCAGTTGCAGTAGAATAAAATATTCCACCATTTGAAGCGGTAAGACTAGCATTAGTTCCACCATTTGCAAGAACCAAGGTACCTGTCATGGTTACTGTATGACCTGAACCACCAAATGTATGACCTGTAGTTCCCCCTGAAATAGTAAATGAATTACTACTTGCTGTAGCCGTTCCTGAATCTGTAGCTATAGTATTTGCTGCACTACTTGTAATAGTAAGAGTTGCCGAGGTTGCAGTGGTAGATATTACTCCTGTCCCTGTTATCGTAATAGCATTTGAACTAGCAGTAGCATCCCCTGATCCGCTATGAAAAACATTGGCAGCTGTGCTCGCAATAGTTAATGTAGCTGATGAAGCGGTGGTTGATATAACACCCGTACCCGTTACCGTAATTGCGTTTGAGCTTGCTGTAGCATCTCCTGATCCGCTATGAAGTACGTTAGCAGCAGTCGTTGTAAGACTTAATGTTGAACCAGATCCAGAAGTTGCTAGTGGACCAGATCCAGTTACAGTTAATACTCCTGAAGATGGAGTTGCTGATCCGGAATTTCCAGATACAGACGTAACAGCACCCGCAGCAGAAATAGATTTAAAACTCGGTACGCTTACAGCTCCATTACTTGTTAAAACGAATCCAGATGTTGAGGCAGTTGCATCCGTAATTAAACCTGAAGGACTGGAAACAAGAGCTCCCGTAGTAATAAATGGTTGTACGGTAAAAGCTCCGGATGTTAAAGTAAAGCTATTACCAACAATCAAAGATCCAACTAACGAGACAGAATCATTCAGATCGATGGTCAATTCACCTGCAACAGCTGATGTTGTTATATTATCTCCACCAGCAATATCAATAATACCAGCAATAGGAGTTGCAGTTCCAGAATCTGAAGTTAATGCAGTGACGGCACCTTCAGCTTGAATATTTTGAAACGTTGGAGCTGATCCAGTTCCATTAGATGTCAAAACATAACCAGTTGTTCCGGCAGCAACGTTATTAAGTTCGGTTCCATCAAAGTAAACAGTACCAAAATTATTAACAAAAGATTGTGTATTGGTTCCACCTTCAATAATTGGAATCGGGCTGCGTCTTTTATATGCCATAATATATCCTTAAAATATGAGGTAACTAGAACCGTTGAACAGCACTTCTATAGATTCATATGATGCATTCATAACAAATGTTGAACTGCCATCGATATTGACCACACCACCGACTGTTGTTACGGTAATATTATTTGAGGATGATGATCCAGTAAGATCTTTTATAATATAGACTCTCCCCGTTGAAGGTGCATTAGGTAATTCTATAGTTATAGGCATGATTGAACTATCAACACCTAAGAATTCATCTGAGCTTGTAACAACATACGGGCTTGTATTAACATAGGTGTATCGTAATGTAATTGTTCCAGGTGGATTAGTTCCTGATGATCCTGAGTTTCCTATATGTGACATGGTATCTCCTATACAGTTTGAGAGAAGAATGATGTTACATACACTGCACCCGTTGTAGCTGGAGCTTGACCAGGAACTGCAGCTACATATGTTTGTAATCCAACTGGTAAATACATTCCCTGATCCCACTTTTTATTTGTCGTAATATCAAGAATAATATGTCCACCATTTGCCGGTAGAAAACCACCATTCGTTTCACCATTCCATGACCAATAAATATCATTATCAGTTTGATTTTGTATGGAATATATGTGAATTGCATTTAAAGTTTGTTCACCAACTGGCGTAAATGACGTTGTTAAATCGGTATAACTTAAAGATCGTAAAATCTCAGCATTAATACGTATTCCTCGTGCCATAATGTATCTCCAAAAGTTATGGAGCGCCCGAAAGCGCCCCAAATATATATGTTATTAACCTAAAACTTGGAAACCGATGATGATTGAATCAGTTGCTGCAAGATTTGCGCCCGAGTTATTCTTTACCGTAACAACTAAAGAACCAGCAGCTTGAATTGAACCAAGAATAGTTAAATAAGCACCATTTGTTGAAACGTTTAAGTTTGAAACACTAACCATAACTGCATTACCAGTTGTAATACTGCTATTTGTTAAAGTAAGAGCTTGCGTTGCAGCGTTTGCAATAGTTTGACCAGTTAAAATAACGGTACCAATCTTTGCGTTGTTTGTTGCTCCAAATGCAGCAACAGTTACAAGTTTACTTACTAAACTAATATTACCTGTTGAATTTGAATCGATAGAGATTCCACCTGTTCCAGCTAACACAGAAACTGAACTTGCACCAGTTACGTTACCTATGGTTACAGGAACAGCATTTCCAGTAGATCCAATTAAAATAGAACCAGCACCAGCAGTACCAGCTTGAATAGAAACTGAACTTGCACCTGTATTATTACCTACAGTAATAGTTCTTGCAGCAGCACCTGTACCGATATTAATTGCTTGAGCATTTGCTGCTGAACCAATACTAATAGCACCTGCAGACGAATCAATAGCGACCGCACCTGTTGAAGCAATTGTTGTTAAATTAGTAGATGTTAATACAATGCTACCTGTTGAAGTTGTGTTAACAGCAACACCACCTGTTCCAGAATTTAATACTAGACCTGTTGCGCCAGTTACGTTACCTACAGTAATTGTACGTGCAGCAGCTCCTGTGCCAATGTTAATTGCTTGAGCAACAGCCGTTGTACCAATACCAATAGTTGATCCTGATGAATTGATTAAAACTGCACCTGTTGAAGCAATTGTTGTTGCAGCAGCAGATGTTAATACGATAGTACCAGCACCAGTTGTATTAACAGCAAATCCATTTGTACCTGTATTAATAGTTACGCCTGTTACACCTGTTACGTTACCGATAGTAATTGGAACAGCATTCGCAGTTGAACCAATTAAGATAGAACCTGCAGCTGCTGTACCCGCTTGAATACTTACAGAACTAGCACCCGTATTATTACCAATTACGACCGGAACAGCATTTGCAGTCGTTGCAATATTAATTGCTCCAGCACCAGCAGTACCACCTTGGATAGAAACAGAAGTAGCTCCTGTATTGTTACCGATCACAACAGGCACAGCATTTGCAGAAGCACCAATATTAATATGACCAGCGCCTGCAGTACCTGCAAGAATATCAATTGAACTTGCACCAGTTGCGTTACCAATTGTTACAGGAACTACGTTTGCAGTTGAACCAATTAAAATAGCACCAGCTCCTGCAGTACCGGCTTGAATTGAAACACTTGTAGCACCAGTATTATTACCAATGACAACAGGGACAGCATTTGCTGTCGTTGCAATGTTAACCCCACCAGCAGCACCTGTACCACCATTGATTGCGACAACGCTCGCTCCTGTATTATTGCCGATTGTCACGGTATGTGCAGCCGCATCAGCACCCACGTTAATCGCACCAGTTCCTGAAATAAAAGCCATTGTTGTGTTTGTTGTTGTCAATGTTGCTCCGCCAGTACCCGTCATAAGAAGTGTTCCAGCTGCTCCACTTGCATCAATAGTGATAGCACCACCAGCAGATTCGGTTGCTGTCATGAGCAATGAACCACCAGTGACATTAATTTGTAGATCTTGTCCTGCACCTGTTACGTTAATTTCAGATTGTAATACAGCATCAAATTGGTAGCCACCAGCTTCTGCATCAATACGAACAGCTTCGTTTGATGTACTTCCAGCTGCATCTAAATAAATACCACCAAGTGTTGAGAATAATAGAATAGAATCGTCTGCAGTACCTTGGATACTTGTTAGAAGAATCTGTTCTAATACACCACCATTAGCTTCTAGGGTAATTGAAGGATCTGTATTTGATGTTGAAGTAATGGATATAGCATCAGTTGATGAAAATATAAGATCACCATTTGTTGTCAAACTACCTTCAACAATGACATTACCATCAAATGTAGAATCACCTGTTACTTCAAGATCACCACCTAATAGAGTGTCTCCACCAGCATCGACTGTTAGAACTGTTCCAGTACCACCAGTAACTTCAACGGTTGCAAAGGATCCTGAACCTGTTGCTTGAGCCACCCAGTTTCCTGGAGATGTAAGAATATGATATGCATTATTATTTCTATTAACCCATAATGTACCGATTTCTCCAGTATCTTGTGGGAGCGGAGGCCGTACCGCTACAATTGGTTGAGGTGCTAGTTGTTGTAAAGCATTATTGAGTCCATAACCTAAATTATTTCTTGAACCTTTAATCGCCATTTTAAAACTCCTGAAAGGATTTACATATTTTTTATAGCGTAATCTTTTGTGTTGATAACGAGCAAGTCATGTTATGATAAACGTGTACACAAAAGGAGGAATATGCAAAGCAAATGGGAAAGAAAAGGACGAAAGAAATTATGGGTATATATAGGAATTGATCTTTATAATCAATTACAAGCAGATGCACAATTAAGAAATATGAAATTTACGAAGTATATAAACCGAGCGTTATTGCGCTATACATTGGAGCAGAATAGATATGAAGATAAACAAATTGATATTGTCGAACTTGATCGCAAAAAGATATAAAGTTTCAGCTTCTTTTTCTAAAAATATGATTGAGATGGTTTCTGATGTGATTATGCATGAGATAGCAAAAGGTAATAAAGTATGTTTTGGTAAAATGGGTTATTTTGAGCCCAAAGTAATGAAAGAAAAAACTACGTTTAATCCAACAAAGAAAGAACGTTTATTAATTCCTAGTATGACACGTACAAGATTTAGAGAATCTGTACCGATGAAACGATTAATACATACATTATCATAAAGAAAAACACCCAATCTGGAGAGATATAATGGGTGTTTTTCCAAGAGCTATATTGCTATAGCAATTAATAGAGTATCAAGAGTATACCTAAAATTTCTTTAATCTCATAGCAATGAGTTCATCAATATGATCTTGTGGTGCATCATGAAAAAAAGATCCAATAAGCTCCCATTGGGGACATACTTCGTGCTTACCCACTTGTAGATATAAATCATACTTATCATGGTTATGGTCTTGCGATCGGCATACACTGCCATATTCAAACTGATCAAATTGATGGGGAGGTCCCGTTCTAACAATAACCGTTCTCAATGACATGATATTCCTCTTATTTTTTTAGACCATCATATTGTGATTTAAGAAATATAATTCTATCAACCGTCTTAAGATACTGTTCTCGAGGTATATGCGCTAGGAATTTTATATCAAATCCCATAAGAACTTTTTTAGCAATGTCTGCATGTCCATCAAGAATATGTTCTATTTCTTCAAGCTGTTCTGCACTAATATGATCAGTTCCAATTAAATGATGAATGGGATGTTGCATCTTTTCAGCAACATTTTGACCTTGTCCGTCATCATCTTCAGGATCATCAGAAATAAGAACTCCCAACATATCCTTCATATGATTACGATTGAAGTATGTCAAAGCACCCTGTTTTTTATGGCTAGCTTGATCGTTTGGATTCTTACAAGCGTCTGGTTCGAATAAGAACACATTCGTTTCGTATTGGCCAGATTTATGCATGAGACGAGCACCTACTAACTGTTTACCATCTACAAGACCGCCCCACGGCCGGATAGACAAACCATATTTGCTAAGGATTGGATAAACAGGCTTTAATATTGCATAAAGATCTGCGTATTCATTCTTAAACGCTTTGCGGTTGACCCTAATCGTCGGAAACTCTACTTGTGCTTGTGCTAATGCTGTGTATAACTGATCTTTTTCTTGTGATTCTAATATCATAGTTCTTCTTTATATTTTTTAATGACTTCTAATTCTATTTTTTTAGCTACGTCGTTATTTATAGGAAAAAAATAATTTAGATCTTGTCGAGTATTTTTTCTTAAAGGATACGTTAATCTATAACCTCCTTCTGATGTAGAGAAAATTCCTATTGATGATAAAAAAATAGCATCTTCTATAATTAAACTCGCAAAACCTACTAATCCATAACTAGATTCAACTTTATTAATTTTTATTTCGGATATTTTAATATCAGATGACATATCCATCTGTGCTTGTGCTAAAGCTGTGTATAACTGATCTTTTTGTTCTGATTCTAGAATCATATTACATTCTCTTTTCAAATAAGTTATTTTTCTTAAGAAGTTCTAAACATCTTTCTTTATGAATTTTAGATTGCTCCATAATATCATCTTTATTACACACATCCTTTAATGATTCATAATTAGCTATAATATTGTCGTCATTATTTATTAAGTAATTAGCATATGCATGCATGATGCTTTGAGCAAACATCATTAATCCTTTATCAACCAATTGTTGATTTAATGATGAAAGTTCTTTTAAATTTTCCTGAGTCCAACCTTTTACTTTTTTACCTTTTACGGTTGATAAATATTCTAAAAATATTAATGGTGGAAATGTCATATCAGAAGAATGCATTACTAACTTTAAAAATAATTCTTTAGATTTTTGTTCAGGTTCTAATATCATGATTTCCTTTTCTAAATTAGATAACATAACTATCCTTAGTTTGATTATTTCTTATAGATTTAAGTATCTTTTTCTTGATTTCAATACTTTTTACAGAATTTTTAATAAGTTTATGCATAAGATGCTCTATAGAATCTTCATGATCTGATGATTTTATTATCTCTTTGGTGGATAGCAATATGATTTTATCGAGTTGATCTACAAGAAGATTGTTTATAGTGTCTATTTCTTGTTGTGTCATGTACTCCCTTAATAAGATTTGTGATTATCGCCATCACACATACCAGATATAAATGCAATAATTGAGAAAATTGTAAAGATTTGGAATATCATCGTATACCTTTTACTATTTTATAGATAAGAATAAATGGTGCGACTACTAATGCTATAATAAGACCAAATGCTATTGGCCCTAAACATGCTTGTAGTATAGATTCTAAAATCATATTAATCATTTGAGGTATCCTTTTTACCAAGACGTTTCATTAATTTGCCTCTTGTTAGATTTATCATACAACCCAAGCAAATAGTAGCATCTTCATCGTCTTGAAACATTAAGCATTTGCACTCTCTACAGAAGTCTAAAATAGACTCACCTTTTTTAAATTCTTTTGTTTCCATTGATATCTCCAGTTATCAAGTTCTATTAATCCATCTAATATAATTATATAATAACTTGATAATAAAGTCAAGTAGTGTTATGATAATTATATGTTAATTTAATATAAGGGATAAATATGGAAATAAATTTTAATTGTATAAAATGCGAGAA